CTGTGTCATAGTTGCAACAGGTCTTTAGGTGGATTTCAAGATAGTCTTGACATTTTACGTAAAGCTATGTTATATTTAGGTAAACATAAGGAGAAAATAAATGAAAATGGTACTTGATGTAGAAAACACAGTAACTAAACGAGATGATAAAATGCATCTTGATCCATTTGAAAAAGACAATCAACTTATTATGGTAGGCTGTCTTACAGAAGATGGGAAAGAATATCTGTATCACCAAGATACAGGATTTGATGGAGTACAAGAGTTACTCGATAAGACTACTATCCTAATTGGTCACAACATAGCGTATGATCTTATGTGGCTTTGGGAATGTGGCTTTAAGTATGATGGCGATGTATTTGATACAATGTTAGCTGAATACATTTTATTACGTGGTCAAAAGAAACCACTATCTCTTGAAGCATGTGCAGAAAGATATGAACTAGAAACAAGAAAACAAGACACATTAAAAGAATATTTTAAGAAGGGTTTAGGTGTTGATGAAGTGCCTAAAGATGAATTATCAAGTTATTTATCGTCTGACTTACATGCAACACAAGAGTTGTTTCATTCATTAGAAAATGAATTAAATAACAATTCAGATAGCATAGGTTTAATTAATACTGTCAAACACACAAATGATGTATGTATTACTTTAGCAAAGATATATAAAAGAGGTTTTAGTGTAGACGTAGAAAAACTAAATAATGTTAAAAAAGAGTTTGAAAAAGAAAAACTAGAGATAGAAAAAAGATTATCTACACAAGTTAGAGAACTCATGGGAGATACACCTATAAATTTAAATAGTCCTGAACAAATGTCTTGGGTTATTTATAGTCGTAAACCAAATGAAAAAACAACTTGGTTAAATAATTTTACACCTTATATGTCTAAAAAAGATTTATATACAAAGATAAAAGAAGAGTCAAGTTTAGTGTATAAGACAATAGCAGTTAGATGTAATAATTGTTATGGGTCAGGTATTATAAGAAAGATAAAGAAAGATGGAACACCTTATGTTAATCAACCTAAATGTCAAACTTGTGTTGGATCTGGTTACATATTTAAACCTACTAAAGCTATTGCAGGATTAAAGTTTAATCCACCCTCTGCAAAATGGGTTAGTGCAAATGGGTTTAGTGTTAATAAAAATATGTTAAGTGTTTTACAGCATGTATCTAGACAAAACAATATGTCAGATACTGTAGACTTTTTAGGTGACTTAAAAAGGTTGTCTGCTTTAGAAACATACCTATCTTCTTTTGTAGAGGGCATACAGACACATATTAAGTCAGATGGTAAGTTGCATGTTAGATTACTACAACATAGAACTGCAACAGGTAGATTTAGTGGAGCAGACCCTAATATGCAGAACATGCCTAGAGGTGGTACATTTCCTGTAAAACGTGTATTTATTTCAAGATGGAAAGGTGGTAAGATATTAGAAGCAGATTTTGCACAGTTAGAGTTTAGAACTGCTGCATATTTGTCACAAGATAAAACAGCAATAGAGGAGATAAAAAATGGTTTCGATGTTCACAGCTATACTGCAAAAGTTATTAGCGAAGCAGGTCAAAAGATCACTAGACAAGAAGCAAAAGCACATACATTTGCACCACTCTTCGGTGCTACAGGGTTTGGGAGGACAACTGCTGAAGCAACATATTATGAACAGTTCACGAAAAAATACGAAGGGATTGCTACTTGGCATAAGAAATTGGCTAAAGAAGCATTAAATACAGGTAAGATTACCACACCATCAAAAAGGGAGTTTGCATTTCCTAATGTGGTAAGAAGACTAAATGGTAGCGTATCACACTTTACACAGATTAAAAATTATCCTGTGCAGTCTTTTGCAACAGCAGATATAGTTCCATTAATATTAATGGCAATAGATAAAAGATTAAATAAAGCATCTTACAAGTCTTGTGTTGTAAATACTGTACATGATTCTATAGTGATAGACGTACATCCTAATGAATTAAAGGAAGTTATGGCTATAATAAATCAAGTAAATGATGATATGACATCTATAATTAATCTTCATTTTGATATTAAGTTGAATGTTCCTCTTTTATTAGAAGCAAAAATAGGTAACAATTGGCTTGACATGAAAGAAGTTTTATGATATAACATAGAAACTTACAAAAGAAAAGGAGTCAGATATGACAGAATTAGTAACAATAAATACAGATAATTATGCAACTATGGCTAAAGCTATGGGCATAGCAACTGGTAATTCTAGCACAGTTAAAAAAGCTAATAATTTAAATAGATTAAGAATATGGCACTCACCTGTTATGGGTAAAGCAGAAGTAAATGGTAAAACAAAAAATGTTGAAGTTGTTGATGGGGGAACATATAGACTTGAAGTTTTAGAAAACGACACTTCAACATACTACTATGCAAAGACAGCTACAGTAAGACCATATATGCAAAGATATATGTATAGAAGATATATAGCTAACACAAATGCAAAAGATGGTGAGCCAAAAGGAGTTTTTCATAGAACTATAATGTCAGATAGTTTAAGTGTTGATTTAAAAGATAATCAAGGAACATTTAACTGTGGCAAACCTACAGGATTTGTAGAAGATTTTAAATCTCTTCCTACAGATATGCAAGATTTAATTAGACAAATTAAAAGAGTAAGAGTTGTATTTGGTACAATAAAATTGGATAATCCTCTTGATGAAAAAGGCAAAGAAGTTGTTATTGACGAGATGCCATTTATATGGGAAATAGATAATAAAGATGCTTATAAAATGTTAGGAGAACAGTTTTCTACTTATGGAAAGAAAGAAAGACTTCCTCTACAACATAATATGTTTTTAAAAGAAACAAAAGAAAACCCATTACCAAATGGTTCTAGTTTTTATACACCTACTGTATCACTAGATTTATCTAAAGTTTTAGATATTAAAGAAGAGGATCATAAAATATTTTCAGACTTTGTTGATTGGATTAAAAATTATAATGACTATATATACAAAGAGTGGTCAGATAAAAATTTAGCTAA